CTCTACGACGCCTTCGGCAAGGCTAAGGGCTTGGGCATCACCGACATCCGTAACGAGCTGCTGCCAAAAAAGCGTAGCGCAGGCAGCGCAGGGGGCACGGTCGACCCCGACGGCAACAGTGTGCTGCCTGCATGGGCGGCACCGTGGATCTATATCGAGGTGACGTGCGAGTTTGCGCACACCGAGCTGAATTACGCCATACGCCGTGAGGCGTTTAATGCCAAGTACGATAGGTTGCCCGACGTGATGATGGCTGACAAGCCCGCCTCGTCCTACTGCCTGATCGACCTAAACCTGCCTACCGTGGTCGATAAGATCTTCTGGCCGGGTGGCGGCACGATTCTCGACGTGGAGGGTAAGGCTATGCTCAACACCTATCACCCCAGCGGCGTTACGCCTTGCGCCGTAGAGGATCTGAGCGTCGAGGGTCAGGCCGCCATTGACCTGATGCTTGCCCACGTAGACTTTACCATTGCCGACCCCCGTGAGCGTGAGATACTGCTCGATTTTCTTACTTACGTGTATCAAAACCCCGGCAAGCGTGTCGGGTGGGCGTTGGTGTTACAGGGGTCTCAGGGCACTGGTAAGTCGTTCTTCGCGGTCATGATGCAGCATTTACTTGGTACTGGCGTCACTAACCTTGAGCCGTCCGCAATCGAAGGCCGTTTCACGGGCTGGGCACACGGCTCTACGCTGATCGTGATCGAAGAGATTCGCATCAGCGGCACCTCCAAGTTCACGGTGTTAGATAGGATGAAGCCGTTCATTTCCAACGCCACGGTTGTTATCGAAGAGAAGGGCCGTGATCATCGCACCGTGCCTAATTTTTCTTCGTACCTGCTTTTCACAAATCACAAGGACGCGATCCCTATTGGCGATGGCGACAGGCGTTACTGCGCCATTTTTGGACGGGTCCAGTCCGAGGAGCAGCTCTATGCAGAGCTGGGTGGAGTGAGTGGTGCGGCAGCATACTTTGACAAGCTCTTTACGGCGGTCCAGCACAATGCCGATGCACTCGCCTGCTACTTTGGCCGTCGGGCAGTCTCTGAAAACTTCCACGCCAAGGGTCGTGCCCCGGAGACCGGAGCGCGGCAAGAGATGATCTCCTACGGCCTATCGCCTGATCGCCTTGCGCTTGAAGACGCCATTAGTCGTCACGCTTGCGCGGTCATCAATGACCAATTAGTCGATGTGACGTGGCTTAATCGGCTGGCAACGGCAGAGGGCGACGTGCTGCCGACAGGCACGGGACTCAGCCGAATACTGTTAGAGATGGGATATACGGCGATTGATGGGCGTAGAATGCGTATCAAAAAGACGGGGACGAAACATTACGTGTGGGTAAAAGTAGGGCATAAACTACCCGATACGATAAAAGACTTAATGCACCAGTTTCATGACAGCGACGAAAGCCTACCGTTTTGAGGAAAAATGGGCTTGAGAGGGGTTGTGGGCGCAAAGAAATTGTCTTGCGCCCAGTCTTGCGCCCAGCTATAAGCCCTTAATATTACTATACTTATTACTCTACTGGGATCAAGGGATCAAAATAGTATAGAAATAGCTATAGTTGATTTTTATTATTGATAGTGTAGTTAATAATAGTAATATGTGACGAGTAAAAAGTGAGTAGGGGGGTATGGAAAATGCTCCAAAGCGCGCCCATCACGCCCAGAAGGGGTAATAGTTTATATGAATCAAGTAGTTAACAAAAAAGGTGTCGCGCCCACTGGGATTTTGGTCGCGCCCAGCACGAATTTACGTTTTTTAGAGCAGGTAGATTGATATGACGACAAAGGCAAAAAGTGTGATGAACATGACCCCGATGCTGAAGGACAAACTGCTGGAACGGCTGGCGACACCCGTCAAGCCGTTGAGTCTCCAAGCGCGAGTGATGTCGCCAGCAGAGTGGAAGTTCGTGCAGGAGCTGTGTTCGCAGGATGGGGCGATCAGCCCTAAGGAAGCGGCGATCAGGGCTGGGTGGAAACCGGAGCAGGCTGGGACGGCAGCACGGCGTATGACTGATCCCGCCAAGGCACCCCACGTTGTGGCAGCGATACAGGAGTTTAGAGCCGAGCTGGCTGCAAAATACGGGACCACCTTCGAGCGGCACATGCGTGATCTGCAAAGGATCCGCGATGCTGCCATGGACGCTGGCAATTTTGGCGCAGCCGTTACGGCAGAGTACCGGCGGGGTCAGGCACTGGGCACGATCTATATCGAGCGCAAGGAGATCCGAGTTGGGCTGATCGACTCAATGAGCAAGGAAGACGTGATGCGCCGGTTAACGGAGATCCAACAGCTTTATGGCGGAACAGGCGTACCAGCGATAGGCCAAGGGTCAATCATTGATATGACCGCAGAAGAGATCGCGGTAGCAAAAACACCACCCCCCACGATAGCCGAGGAGATGAAAAACGATGAACGCGAAAGAAGAATCGCTGCTGAAGAGGCTCGCAGAGAACGTAAGCGGCAGCATGGCCGAGATCTGCTCACTAAAATCCACGGAGCAGCGCGGGCGGCAGAGTTACGGCCTGATCTCTTTGAGATCGGCGGGCTTTGTTATGGTGAGCGCGAAGGTTACGCGGACGAAGTCGGTGAGCCTGACGCCGGAGGAAGTGAGCTTTCACCTGCGGATGATGGAGATGCAATGCCCGACGTTCATTTTAGTGCAGACGCACCCACCGGGGACGACGAAGACCTCGGTGGCTAGCCTGAGGCTTTATACGGGGTCGCAGGTTGAAGATCTGTACTACAGGGGTACTGAGGTGGCGGGTATCGACGAATGGCCTCTGGACGCGATCCAGTGGCATCTGTTGAGGTGGAAGCTGGTTGAGTAGGGGCGCATGGTGCACGGCCCCTACGCCTAACGCTGTTTACAAATAACCAAGAAATATACCCTCCTCATCGAAGACCATTATTTTCGCCTTGCCGTTCGGCAAAGTTATCGGCAAATATTTCCACTCGTTGTCCGACTGGTTGTTGACAACAGCGATTTTGGTGGCGGCTTCAAATGATGGGAAAAAGGTGGTGGGGTTTTGGATTATTACGTTCATGGTATTTGCTCCAGTTGTGTGTAAAAGTGCGGTTTGGTTTTGAATCTCCCGTTAGTGTGGGGGCGCAAGCCCCCGTTATTTACTCGTATATCTCTCCAGACGGGTAAAGTTCGAAGAATACTTGAACTCCAACCATTGCAAGTCGAATCAGATTTTCAGTGCTGGTGCTGGTCGGATGGCAGCAAATGGACTCGATCTTACCAAAGGCATCTTTACCGCCAAAGTAGACGTAGCCTTTGCCCCTGACGACTTCAATATCCAGCAGTGGGTAGGCTGCCCGAATTGATTTGTTTACTTCTTTGAAGTTTGCCATGTTCGTTCTCCGTGGGGGCTTGCGCCCCCCTTTAGTGTTAGTTAAACGTAGTTGTTTCTAACTAGAAACGCCACTAGCTCAAAGTGGCGACCTTCTTTGTATTTGCCCCCTTGCGGGAAGATGTAGCTGACCTCTTCACCTTCGCGCACGATAGTACCAATTAACTTTTCTGCGCGGGCTTCGCGCTTTTCAAGACGGGTCAGCGCCCGATCTTCTGCCTTGATTCTGCGGCTAACTCTGCTTTCTAGAAACTGTTCGATGTTCTGCATTCTGTATCTCCCGTTTCCGCAGCAGTATTGCTGCGGTATGGGTGTAGTATGGTAGGGTAAAAAGTAATTGCAAGTAGTTTCGTAAAAATAAATAAAAATAAATTTAAAAATAATAGTTGGCTGTACTAATTGGGTCGATTAGAGTGCGCTCGTCGCTGGGGAATCCTTTCCCGGCAGAACACAGGAAGCACGGACATGATCACTATTAAATACGAAACATCAGTCTTCACCGGAGCAGGCTGGAGAGGCGTAACAGTTACAGCACTTGCTGAGTTGCTGTCAGCAAAGAGAGCGACCGTTGTTGAGGTTGTCGACATCGACGGCGAAGGTAACAGCGGCTATGCAAGCCGTACCGGCGCAAAGCGTCAGCAGTACAACGTGGGCGGTACCGCCAAGCGGGAAGTTGGTGCTGTCAAGCTGCTGTCAAAATGTATCGGCGTGTGGGGAATAGTATGAAAGACGTATACGCCGCATAAGGTTGGTGGTTGCAGTACCCAAGCCCAGCGTCAGAGCTGGGCTTTTTTATGGGTGAAACCCCATTAATTTACAACTGACCAAATTTTGTACAAATTGACCAAATTTTGTACAAATTGATCAAATTTTGTACAAATTGACCAAATTTTGTACAAATTGATCAAATTTTGTACAGATTGACCAAATTTTGTACAAATTGATCAAATTTTGTACAGAGGCTGTATCACATCACAGGACGCGCTAGGCTCAACGAGAGTTTGACCCGCTACCCTACTACCGACCCACAACACCTCGTCGCCTACGCCAAACTGGGAATAGCCACAGGGGCCATTCCGGCAGCCCCCGCGCATCGCCGTATCGCTGATGCGCCGACGCGCCTACTGACCCCCTA